CCAGTTCGTCCACCATCTGTGTAATTGCCATAAAGACCATCGTCTCCTTCAACCACACCATCGATGTATTGACCATGTTTAAAAGCCCAGAACTGCATAAGCATGTAATTCGTGAAACCGTTGCCCAGACTTGTGCACATATCTCCCGACATGCGAGTGCCACGCACAGCAGCTGTATACGCACCAAAATAGAGACGATTTGTACCAGCAAGAACGTCAACAATCTGTTTACTAATCTCTCTACCGCGCCACACATGCTGTAACATGTAAGTATACAATTGTCCCTCACACGCTCGAATAATCTGAGGGGTAAAACTTGCTTCAAAGCACGTAAAATCAGTAGAAAGATAGCTTTGAGCTGGGCACAACAAGTCGCAAATATATTGAGCACGCTCTGCGACAGGAACGTGCTTAATAAACATAGGTAGTTTGTACAACTCCTCTTCAACAGCATGAAAATACGGACCAGAATAGCACTTGAAAGCATCCGACCTGCTATTGATTGTACGAGCCTCTTTATAGCATTCCAACTGCTTACAGCTATGGTGAAAAGGTTTGTAATAAGACTCACGCTTAACGACGAACGGCACTTAGCAATCCGATTCCTAAAGCACCGACCAACCTTATCCCAAGCTTTAATAAGCTGAGATTGACGCCACAAAGGGTACGAACCACCTGACAGCCAACTCTCCACAGACACATCGGTGTCTGGCGCAAGCGGCTGCAGAAAACGTCGAATCCAGCTCCGTACGAATGACCTAAATTCTCTAAGCAACTTAAAATCAATCTTAGGTAACTTGCACAAAACGCGTTTGCGGACAGCTCCGTAAAGCGTCTCAACATCGTAAGGATCTGGGCTCGGAACGGTAGCGCCAACGACATGCAGACCAAGAGACACACGAGGAATATCAGTCTTAGGGTAAAAGCGACCGCGCTTAAGACCGACCCAGTCCCGCATTGCACTAAGTGTTTTACGTTTGTGCACATGCCATCGCTTGTAGCCCCAGGCGATGTGTGTTCTCCGAGCATTGGCGCTTGGTGAAAATAAGGTACATCACAGTCAGCTGTAGCATTCTGTCTCCTCATGACACTAGCTGCGAAGTCTACAATGAAATCGATAGTGTCATGTCGCAACGAAACAAAATCTTGTGGCAGATTGATAGTGGAAGCGCAGACTTCATACATAGTCTCGAGTACATCTCGCTTACTAGATGCAATGTGATCTAAACCATAACGGTGAAACACATTAGCAACCATCACCAACGACACATATGCTACAGCAGTTGTTTGCCCCCCGAGTCGACCCTCGGAAAGGATTCTCAACGGCTTCATATATCTCACAGAACGAGTGATGCGCCATTTCTGCACCATAGGTTTCGTCTTCAACATATCGAAACCCATATGCATCACATTCCTGTGGTCATCATCGTCATGAGTCTCCACAGCTGAGATAAACTGCCATTGAAACAACCGGTTCCTATCCTGCATGAAACCCTTATTTTTACCATCAACTACATACAACAGATTCCACGGTACCTCCTCTCTATCATCCACCGCACTGAAGGTCAAAAGTGGCAACCCATTATTCAAATGGATTAAGAAGTCAACTGGTTCGCGCTCTCTGAACTCAATCGTTTTCTTCTCTTCTGAGGGCTGGTTTTGTTTATTCTTTTCTCGGGCTGCATCGAGTGCACCAGCAAACTCGGCAAATTGCCCCGCCAAATCGCTAGCAATGTGAGATTTATGATATCTATCATTGCCTCGCTGTTTTTGGCGTTTGAAGCCACGACGCTCTGTGTGGCTAGATGACCCTCTGGGCCATGTGGCTCTAGACCCGCTAGATCTAGACCCACCGGACACATTGCTGTCCGAAATTGAAATGCCAGGTGACGAATTACCATGATTAAATTGGTTAGTTCGTGCGGCCATAGGCCGAAAGCGGCAATTTCCCACAATAAGTGGGGCGTGGTGCCAAACACGCCTTTGGGTTTAGGTGGCGGCCTAACCCGGTACTTGCCCACAACCTTTCAACAATGGTGATTTGCGTTGTCAGCGCATTATCTCCGGATAATTCCGGCTATCGGATCTGGGAATGGTGAAACCAGACTGCTCTCGCAACACAAAGGTTAACGTTTTCCAATTAAGATGCGGTGTCTCTAATTGGACCAACCAGACGAACCCAGGGCTCGCTCTACGATACTCATGTCTAAACATTTTTCACGTAGAATGGTCATCGAATTTGGCAAATCGACTCCAAGTGGTTTTCGCGCTTCGCCTTGAATAGTGCTCCTATCAAGCCAAGTGAGTGTG